ATACAACAGCAGGATCTATTGAGTTAAAAGATGGTGGAGGTTCTGGAACATCAAAAGCAGTGTTTGATACACCACTAGGTGCATCTACTGCCGGTCAAGAAACTACTTATCAAATTGAAATTCCAGGAGATGGAATTAGATTCGAAACAGATCTACACGCTACTTTAACTAACGTTAATAAAGTAACATTTCTATTTGGATAGGAGTTTTAAGTGGCTACAATAACTTACAAAGTAACCGTAGCAACGGGGACTAACAAATACGGCACCGGTAATAAATATTATATTAACGGAGAGGCTAATGTTGTCTTATATTTACAAGAAGGCAATACTTACATATTTGATCAGTCTGACTCAACAAATGATACACATCAAATAGCTTTTTCAACAACAGACAATGGAACATGGGGTGGAGGAACAGCATACACTACCGGTGTAACTTCTACAGGAACTCCTGGAACTTCAGGAGCAAAAACAACTTTTAATGTTGCACCAGTTAGAACAACTGGGGCACCTTATTTATTTTATTATTGTACTGCCCACAGCGGTATGGGTAATAATGCTCTCACTATTGCACCTACTTCTGGTGAAACAGAATTTAATCCACAAATAGATGAAGTAATAGAAGAGGCCTACGAAAGAACAGGTGTGTTAGGTACGAGAACAGGTTATCAATTAAGATCTGCTAGAAGATCATTAAATATATTATTTCAAGAATGGGGTAACAGGGGTGTTCATTTATGGAAAGTTAAACTTGCAAAAGTTCCGTTAGTAGAAGGACAAGCAGAATATAGTTTTGCATCTGATTCAGAAAATTTTCCACAAGATATTGATACAGTATTAGAAGCATATTACAGAAATAATTCTGATGCTACAGCACCACAAGACATTGCACTTACAAAAATAGATAGATCTGCATATTCAGCAACACCAAACAAATTAGCTAAAGGTACACCGTCACAATATTATGTAGAAAGAAAACTAAATCCAAGTATATTTTTATATACAACACCTAGTTCAAGTGTATCTGACTCTACAACACCAAGTAATTTTCAATTTTGTTTTTATTATTTATCTAAAATACAAGATGTAGGCGCATATAATAATACATCAGATGTAGTAAATAGATTTTATCCATGCATGATTTCAGGTCTTGCATATTATTTAAGTCAAAAAGTTTCACCAGATAGATCTGGAGAATTAGAACGAAGATATGAAAGTGAAATGTTAAGAGCTCTTGATGCAGATAATCAAGGCACGTCTAGTTTCATATCACCACAAACATTTTATGGAGATGGAGTATAATGGCTAAGTACGCATCAGGTAAAAGATCATTAGCAATTTCTGACAGATCAGGAATGGCTTTTCCATATACTGAAATGGTTAGAGAGTGGAATGGATCTTTAGTTCACACATCAGAATACGAACCAAAGCAACCACAACTAGAACCAAAACCAGTTGGCTCTGATCCACAAGCTTTATTTAATCCAAGACCACAACCTGCATCTAAAACAAGTTTAATACTTTTAGATAACAATCCATTTACAACTGTTATTTATTCTGGAACAACTTATATAAATGTTTTTTCAGAAGATCATCAAAGAGCTGCTGGATCAACTGTAAGATTTAGAGGTGCACCACTTGTAACTACGTCTGGACCTGGTGGCGTTAATCCTGATGACATAAAAAATTTACAACAGTTTGCAACTATTCCTACTTTTGATAACGTAAGTGATTTAAACAATGCAAATGGATTTACAATTGCATTAGGTCAGATAGATTCTTCAGGAACTATTACAGGAGCTACAACAACAGATTCTTTGACACAACCAATAAATTATTTTCATATAACAAGCACTAGTAATGCTACAACAGGTGGTATATCAGGTGGTGGAGATAATTGTTCCGCAGGACCAGTAACATTAGGAGTAGTAAACGCATAATGGCATACACTTTAGACAACTTAAGAACTAATATTAGAGACTATACAGAGGTTAGTAGCACCGTATTATCTGACTCTGTTTTAGATACAATTATTAAAAATTCAGAAAATAAAATTTATAGAGAAGTAGATTCAGATCAGGATAGATTTTATGCAACATCAAACTGTATTGTTGGAAATAGATATGTGACTATTCCTGATGATTTAAGATTTATTAGATATGTGCAGTTAAAAGATACAGCAGGTAATCAATATTATTTAGAACAAAGAGACACTACTTTTATGGCAGAATATTACTCTACTCCTGGAACTCAATCCGTAGATATCCCAAAATACTACGCAAACTGGGATGAAGAATTTTGGGTTTTAGCTCCTACTCCTGACAAAACTTATGAAATTACACTGGCTTATAATAAACAGCCAGAAACAATAACAGACACAACTTCTAGTCCAGCTCCAGCCACAGCTGGGACTTATCTATCAAATAAATATCAAGATTTACTTTTGTATGCATGTCTGGTAAATACATATGCATACTTGAAAGGTCCTCAGGATATGTTACAATACTATCAAGGAGCTTATGAAAAAGCGCTTTACTCGTATGCGATTGAACAACAAGGTCGTAGACGCCGAGACGAATATGCTGATGGTGTTATTCGTACCGTACTGGCATCAGAAAACCCATCAAGTAATAAATAAGGAGTAATATAATATGGCAAATATAATACCAAATAGTTTTAGAGGTGCTCTCTTAGAAGCGAATCATAATTTTAAAGCTTCTGGTGGAAACACTTTTAAAATTTCATTATATACAACTAATCCATATTCAACATCGTCAACTGTGTATTTAGCAGGAACTGGAAATGGTGAAGTAGATACAACAGGTGGTACTAACTATTCAGTAAAAACATTAACAAGACTTGGAGTAGCTTCTTCAACAGCAGTTGCTTCAGTTGATTTTGATAATGTTGTTTATAGTAGTGCATCTTTTACAGCAGCTTTTGCAGCTATCTATAATACAGATACAGTTGATGGTACAGCGAACAGATTAGTAGTGGTTTTAGATTTTGGTGGAAACAAGACAGCAACGAATGGTACTTTTACTATTACGTTTCCTGATCCGACTACACCGGCTAATGCAATTATTAGTATGGCATAAGGAGAAAATTTATGGCGTTGGTAATAAACGACAGAGTAAAAGTAACAAGCACAACTACTGGTACAGGTGCTATGGCGCTTGGTTCAGCAGTAACTGGTTTTGAAACTTTTGCACAAGGTATAGGTAACAACAACACAACTTACTATTGTATCTTTAATCAAGGTACAACAGAGTTTGAAGTTGGACTTGGAACATTAGATGGTTCAAGTGCTAATCTAACTAGAACTACAGTTATATCTAGTTCTAATTCAGATGCAGCTGTTAACTTTTCTGCAGGTACTAAAGATGTATTCTGTACTTTACCAGCAAGTAAATCGGTTTATCTGGACGCAACAGGTACACCAGTAGGAGCAGCTTCAGCAGGTTTTGCACTTGCAATGGCTGTTGCGTTATAAATAGGAAAAAAATATGGCACAAGATTTTAGAAACAATTTACAAAGAAACGTTGGTACATCACCAGTCACTTTAATTACTGCTGGGGACTTTGATGCTGTTATTGGTATCAGAATCTGTAATACTAGCGCTTCAACTGTTTTGGCTAGTTGTCAGATTGTAAATGGCGGAAACGATCACTTTATTGCAAAAGAAGTTAGCGTTCCACCAAACTCTGCAATCGAACTAATTCAAGGCGGTGCAAAAATTGTTTTAGCAAATGGTGATGTACTTAAAGCTCAAAGCAACACTGCTTCGTCTTTAGATATTGTTACATCATTTATTGATACAATTAGTTCGTAGGAGGAATTATGACGGCAATAGTAAATGGAATCCAATACATCGGAGGCGGAACGGCTCCTGATGAATTTATAAAAAATCAAGCAGGTACGATTGACGGTACTCAAACTGTTGAGAACGGTGTTCTTGCAGGACCTATCACTATACCTGGTACAATAACAGTAACAGGAACTTTAGTAATAGTATAATGTCAAAGATAGAAGTAGATGCAATAGATAAACAAAGTGGTTCAACCTTAACTTTAGGTGGATCGGGCACAGCAGTTACACTTGCGTGCGGCGCTACTCAAACAGGATTTGGCAGAACAGGAACGGTTGATTGGAATACAACTCCTAAAACAGCAACATTCACTGCAGTAAATGGAGATGGATTTTTTGCAAATACATCCGGTTCAGCTTTTAATATGAATTTACCTGCGGGCACTGCTGGAGCAATAGTATCAGTAGCGGATTACGCAGCTACTTGGGATGTTAATAATTTAACAGTTGTACCAAATGGTACAGATAAAATTGGTGGTGTAAATACTAATCTAGCTTTAGACACTAAAGGTCAATCAGTGACTTTTTTATTTGTAGATTCAACACAAGGTTGGATTAATATTCAAGATTCAACTTCTAATGAAAGAGCAGCCTCATTTGTGACAGCCACTGGTGGAACAATCACAACTTCGGGAAATTGTAAAATTCATACATTTACAGGCCCTGGAACTTTTACAGTATGTTCTGTAGGCGCTCCTGCAGCACACAATGTAGTTTCATATTTAGTAGTAGCAGGAGGAGCTGGTGGAGGAGCTGGAGATGGTGGAGCTGGTGGTGGAGGTGGAGCTGGAGGTTTAAGAGAATATAAGTCCCCTGTTACTCCATATACAGCTAGTCCCTTAAATGGTAATCCCGGAGGAACAGAAATTACAGTAACAGCAGCATCTTTTCCAATTACAGTTGGAGCTGGTGGAGCAGCAGCTGTTAATCCTCCTAATGGTAATCCAGGTGGTGCAGGAAACCCTTCTACATTTTCTACAGTAACATCAACAGGTGGTGGTGGAGGTTTTGGTGGACCTGGAAATAATGGTGCTGGAGTTGCTGGAGGTTCAGGAGGAGGATCTGTAGGAATACAAGGTTATCCTTCACCTACAGCTAAATTTGCAGGAGGAGCAGGTAATACACCTCCTGTCAGTCCATCTCAAGGAAATTCAGGTGGAGAAGGTAATGACGGTGCAGTTGCATTTACAGCTGGTGGTGGTGGCGGTGGTGCTGGAGCAACAGGAACACCTTTTACTCCTACAGCTTTTCCAACTCCTGGAGCGCCGGCTGGTGGTATGACGGGTGGAGCTGGAGTTACAACAGAAATTAACGCAAGTTCAGTTACTTATGCTGGTGGTGGTGGTGGTACGTGGAATGGTGATGGTACAGAAGGAGCAGGTGGAGCTGGTGGTGGTGGAAATGGATTATCTAACACTCCTGGTCCAAGTCATCCAGGACAATCAGGAGGAAGTGGTACAGCTAATACTGGTGGTGGTGGTGGAGCTATAACAAGATGTGCCCCTGGAACAACTAATTCTGGAGCTGGCGGCTCGGGTATAGTAATAATAAGGTACAAATTTCAATAATTATGACAAGTAAAATTAAAGTAGATAATATAAATAAAGTTTCAGATGATTCAAACATCATTAAAAAATGTGGATCAACAACAACGGTAGGATCAGGAGCTGGTAATACAATTGTTGTATGTGGCGCAACAGTTACAATTGGTAGATGTGGTGGTACTGTGGCTCTTGCATCAGGTGCAACTCAATCAGGTTTTGGTAGTGCAGGTCAAGTAGTTGATTGGCAAACTAGCAGTATTAAAACAACAGATTTTAGTGCTTCTGATGGTGAAGGTTATTTTATAAATACAACAAGTGGAGAGGTTGAAGCAACACTTCCATCAGGTTCTGCTGGTGCTGTTGTTGCTTTTCAAGATTACAACAACACATTTGATGACAATGCAGCTATAATTAATCCAGCAAGTGGAGAAAAAATTAATGGTGGTGCTGCTAACGGAAGTCTTGTTTTAAATACAGAAGGCCAAGGAGTTACTTTTGTTTATATAGATGCAACAGTTGGTTGGAGATCAGTTCAAGATAATTTATTTAAAACACCAGGTAATGATTTTATACAAGCAACTGGTGGAACTATAACTAATACACCAACTTGTAGAATTCATACATTTACAGGTCCAGGAACATTTTGTGTAAGTGGTGTAGCAGTTTGTGCTGCAAATAACGTAGTATCTTATTTAGTTGTAGCAGGTGGTGGTGGAGGAGGAGGAAATAAAGGTAGTGGTGGCGGTGCCGGAGGATATAGAGAATTAAAATCACCAGCAACACCTTTTACTGCAAGTCCACTTGATGGTTATCCAAACTCACCAAACAGAGTTACAGTTACAGCAACAGCTTTTCCAATTACAGTTGGAGCAGGTGGAGCAGGAACTACACCATCTACATCAAGTGGTGGAAACGCTTGTAATGGTTCTAGTTCAACATTTTCAACAATTACTGCTGCAGGTGGAGGTGGTGGTAATAAAAGTCCAGGATCTGGACATGGTAGCGGTGCAGCAGCTGGTGGTTCAGGTGGTGGACAATCTGGAGGAAATACTGCATCTGGTGCTGCAGGAAACACCCCTCCTACAACTCCAGCACAAGGTAATCCTGGAGGTGCAGGAAGAAATCCAGCAACTGGTGCAGGAGGTGGAGGTGGAGCTACTGCTGCAGGATCAGGATCACCTGGCACAAATAATGGTGGTGCTGGTGGAGCTGGAGCAACATCATGTATTACAGCAAGTCCAGTTGCAAGAGCTGGAGGTGGTGGTGGATCAGGTGGAACTTCTCCTGCTTCAGGTGGAACTGGTGGTGGTGGAGATGGATCTAATTCTGGTGGTTCTTCAAATAATGGAACAGCTAATACTGGTGGTGGCGGTGGTGGAGTTAATAATAATTGTACCGCTGGTACTGGAGGTAGTGGTGTAGTTATAATAAGGTATAAAATTGCATAGGTAAATTATGAGTGAAATAAAAGTAAATAAAATTAGTCCAAGAGCAGCATGTGGCACAACACAATTAGGAGATAGTGGAGACACATTCACAATCCCTGCTGGTGCTACAATTACAAACAATGGAACTGCAAATGGTTTTGGAGCAACAGGTGCTGTTAATTGGCAAACTGGATCTATTAAAACATCTACATTTACAGCAGCTAGTGGAGAAGGTTATTTTGCAGATACATCTTCTAGTGCATTTACAATGAATTTACCAGCAGGAACTGCAGGAAATATTGTTTCTGTTGTTGATTATACAAATACATTTCAAAATAATGCATTAACAATAACACCCAATGGATCACAAAAAATAGGTGGAGTGGCTGCTTCTTTTGCAGCAAACACAGAAGGTCAATCATTAACTTTTGTTTATGTAGACGACACTGAAGGTTGGAAAAATGTTCAAGATTCAACTTCTAATGCAACAGGACAATTATTTGTAACAGCAACAGGTGGTACAATAACAACTTGTGGAAATTGCAAAATTCATACTTTTACGGGACCAGGAACTTTTTGTGTTTCACAAATATCAAATATACCAACAAACAATCAAGTTTCATATATGGTTGTTGCAGGAGGTGGAGGTGGTGGATCAGTTAGAGCCGCAGGTGGTGGTGCTGGTGGATTTAGAGAAGACAAATCTCCAACAACTCCTTACACAGCTAGTCCATTGGATGGAGCAGGAGACATATCAGTTACAGCAACAGGTTTTCCAATAACAGTTGGTGCAGGAGGATCAGGTGCACCCTTTTCACCTCCAGACAATAGAGGTCTTGCAACAGCAGGTTCAAATTCGGTATTTTCAACAATAACTTCTACAGGTGGTGGTAGAGGAGCAACAGATGGTACTCCTGGTGCATTTCCAGCACCAGAGGGAGGACAACCAGGAGGATCAGGTGGAGGATCTGTAGATGCTCAACCTGTAGGAACAGGAAACACTCCTCCTGTTAATCCATCACAAGGCAATTCAGGAAGTTCAGGAACTAATACTACAAACTATGGAGCTGGTGGTGGAGGCGGTGCAACAGCAGCAGGAGGAGCTTCTTCTACTTCTGTTGGAGGTGCTGGTGGAGCAGGAGCTACAACTTCTATTTCAGGTAGTCCACTTGCTTATGCAGGTGGAGGTGGAGGAAGTGGTTTTCAATGTATTACAGCTGGAGCAGGAGGATCAAGTGTAGGAGGAAATGGTGCTACAGCAGGAGGAGCCGCCACAGCAGGAACTGCTAATAGAGGTGGTGGAGGTGGTGGTGGTTTTTATCCTAATTCCAGTTTAAACCCTTCAGTTATTGTAGGAGCAGCTGGAGGTTCAGGTATAGTAATAATAAGGTATAAATATCAATAGTTGAATGGTAATTAAAATTAATATATAAGGAGAAACATTATGGCACATTTTGCAAAATTAGGAGCTAACGGAAAAATTATTCAAGTATTAACTTTGAATAATTCTGATATGCTTAACGCTGATGGTGTTGAGGATGAATCAGTAGGTCAACAATATTTAGAAACACACAATAATTGGCCTGCACAAATGTGGATTCAAACTTCATATAATACATCACAAAATAAACATTCATCAGGTGACGATTCAAAAGCATTTAGAGGAAACTACGCAGGTATAGGTTATACTTGGGACGAAGATAATCAAATCTTTTGGCCTAAAAAACCTTACGCTTCTTGGGTAAAAAATACAACTGATGCTAGATGGCAATCACCAATCGGTGATGCTCCAGCATTAACTGCAGAACAAATTTCACAAAACGAAGCTGGGACACATTCTTGGTGTTATGTTTGGAATGAATCAGGCCAGTCTTGGGACTTGACAGACAGAAACGCATAAATTAAAAATGGTGGTGGTATGCAAAAGAAAGTATTAAGCGAACAAGCATTATATTTTGGTGATGTGGCAATGCCTAAAGATTGGGACATTGACCGAGATAAATTATCAGGCGACATCTTACAATCAGTAATTCAAAACAAACAATTTCCATTTTCAAGAACTTGGGATATGTTAAATACATATATGCGAGATCACGTTGGTCTTGAGTATGATATTAATTTAGTTAACAAAAAAACGTGGGGTAACATTTATAAACCTGCGGAAACTACAATTCCATTACTTAATATTGATCCAGTAGATTTGAGGAACTCTCCAGACTTTACATTATTATATGGTGTAAAAGTCAAAGATTGTATAGTTCGGATACATTTTGAAGACAACAGACGTAAAGGTAGAAGTTGGGACATAGAACTTACAAACAATAAATTTATAATGTTTCCATCAACTAATATGTATTACTTAACTAATAATCAAAAGGATAGTTTAAATTTTGTACAAACTATAACTTATGAATATATCTAATTATTATTGGTATTTTAGTGGTGTCCTTACACCAAAGTTTTGTGATGATGTAATAGCTTATGCAAATGCACAAAAAGAAGAAATGGCTAGAACTGGTGGATATGGTGATAGAAAATTAAAAAAAGAAGAAGTATTAGATTTAAAAAGAAAAAGAAACTCTGATTTAGTATGGTTAAATGATACTTGGATATATAAAGAATTACATCCATATGTTCACGAGGCAAATAGAAATGCTGGTTGGAACTTTGATTGGGACAGAAGTGAGTCTTGTCAGTTTACAAAATATAAATTAAATCAATATTATGATTGGCATTGTGATAGTTGGGACAAACCTTATGAAAGAAAAAATAAAAATGATCCTGACCATGGTAAAATTAGAAAGCTGTCTATGACTTGTCAGTTAACAGATGGTTCAGAATACAAAGGTGGTGAATTAGAATTTGATTTTAGAAACTATGATCCACATATGAGAGACGAATCAAAGCATAGAATACAATGTAAAGAGATATTACCAAAAGGATCTATTATTGTATTTCCTAGTTTTGTGTGGCATCGAGTTAAACCAGTAACATCAGGCACAAGATATAGTCTTGTGGTATGGCATTTAGGGAGGCCTTTTAAATAATGTTTATAAATAGTTATTTTCCAACTGTAATATGGAATGAGGAAAAACCAGAGTTTGTTAAGTCTTTAAATAAAGCATCTAATAAATATATCAAAGATGCAAGAAACAGAGAAAAGAAATTTATAAAAGAGCATGGTGACTTTGGAAGATCATATCATTCAACACCACTTACGATGGATAATGATTTTTTAGATTTTAGAAATTATGTTGGTCAAAAATCTTGGGAGTATTTAGATCACCAAGGTTATGACATGTCACAATATACAACTATGTTTAGTGAGCTGTGGGTACAAGAGTTTGCTAAAAAAGGTGGTGGACATCATTCAGCACACATACATTGGAATCAACACGTATCAGGTTTTTATTTTTTAAAGTGTAGTGATAAAACTTCTTATCCAGTATTTCACGAACCAAAGACTGGTGCAAGATGCACAAAATTAAAAATGAAACCAGACTTAAAAGGTATATGGCCAGGTCACGAACAATTTCATCTTAAACCAAAACCTGGAACATTAATTATATTTCCAGGATACTTAGAGCACGAATATGCAGTAGACTTTGGTATTGAACCATTTAGATTTATACATTGGAATATACAAGCTGTTCCGAAAGAAATGGCAAAAGATGTTTAAAAAGAAAAAGTATACAATTATTAAACAAGCTATATCAAAAGATTTAGCAGCTTTTATTAGAAATTATTTTTGTATGCAAAAACAAGTTTATGATACTTGTAGACAATCTAGGTACTTTTCACCATTTGAAACTATCATTGGATATTACGAAGAACCAGATGGTCAAATACCAAACACCTATTCTCAATATGCAAACATGGCTATGGAAACATTACTATTAAAATGTCTACCAGATATGGAAAAAGCAACAGGATTAAAATTATATCCAGCGTATACATATGCACGGATCTACAAAAAAGGTGATATTTTAAAAAGACACAAAGATAGATTTAGTTGTGAGATATCTACGACCATGAATTTAGGCGGCGATGATTGGCCAATATATTTAGAGCCATCTGGAGAAGTTGGTAAGAAAGGTATCAAGGTAGATTTAAAACCAGGCGATATGCTGGTTTATTCTGGCTGTGAGCTAGAACATTGGAGAGAAAAATTCAAAGGCAAAGAATGCGTACAAGTTTTTCTGCATTATAACAATCGTAAAACTCCAGGAGCGAAGGATAATATGTTTGACAAGCGTCCACATTTAGGTCTTCCTTCTTGGTTTAAACGATGATATAATCTTTAGATGGGGACAGTACACCACCACATACCTACTGTCCCCTTTTAAGGAAATTTATGAGTTTAGGATTTGACGCAATATCAGCATTACCATTTGCTACATCAGGGCCCGATTCAGATGTAAACGTATCGGTAACTGGCAATCAGGTAAATATCACTATAGGCAGTGTAGGTATTATTGCAGACGCTGTAACTGAAAATTTAACAGCAAATCAAGTAACTTTAGGTCTTGGTACTTTAAGTATTAGAACAGATGTAGATCACACTGTTACAGGATCTCAAGTTACATTAAATACAGGCACTGCAACAGTTGTTATAAACACAGAAGTTTTACCTTCAGGTGTTGACTTGACCTTGGCGACAGGTAATGTTACAATAACAGCTGACGCAAATATAAGTCCTACAGGTTCTCAGTTAACATTAGATACCGTAGAACCAGGAGTTATTACGTGGAACGACATAGTACCAGGAGCAACAATGGTTTGGACACCAATAAAACCTTATTAATATGGCATCAACTTATTCAACAGATTTATCATTAGAACTTGTAGCAACCGGTGAAAAAGCTGGTCTATGGGGTACAATTACAAATACTAATTTACAATTATTACAACAAGCAGTGTCAGGTTATGTAGAAGTAACTTTAAGCACTGGCACAACTACATTAAGCTTGGCTGACGGATCGGCGAGCGCGAATGGTAAAAATCTTTACATTAAAGTTGTAGGAACTTTATCTGGCAATGCAAGTTTAGCGATGCCTGCATCTACAACAGGTGGTAATGCAAACAGAGTATTTTTTGTAGAGGATGGAACTACTAGAGGTGGAGCTGGTGACAGCTACACTGTAACTTTATTAACAACAGGTCAAAGTGCATCTACACAAGTACCTCTTCCTGAAGGTGCAACAGCTTTAGTTTATTCTAGAGGTAGTGTACCAGCAACATCATTAGGTATGTTGCAAAAAGGATTTACAACTGTAACAGCTGCAAGTAAAACTGCATACACAGCAGTTCCTGGTGATCAAATAGGTGTGGACACGGTAGCTAATATTGTAACAATTACTTTACCTGCAGGAGCAGTGGGTGATGAAATAGTTATTATGGATGTATCAGCATCTAATGGTTTTGGAACTAACAAATGTGTTGTGGCACCAAACGGATCAGATAAAATTCAAGGGACAGCTGCCTCAATAGATCTTACAACAAACAATCAATCAGTCACACTTTTTTACACTGGTTCTAACAAGGGCTGGCAACTAAAAACTAACACAGCATAGGAGCTAACTAGATGGCTCTTACTCAAATCAAATTCGCACCAGGAGTTGATAAACAAGATACAAGCGTCGGCGCTGTTGGTCGTTGGACAGATTCTGATAATGTTAGATGGAGATACGGACTACCTGAAAAAGTGGGTGGTTGGCAATCTTTACTTACAGATTCAATGGTTGGTGTTGCTAGAAAACAACATGCATTTGTAGATACTGAAGGCAATAGATACATTGCAATTGGTACAGATAAATTTTTACTTTTATTTTTTGAGGGTCAGTTATTTGATATTACTCCTTTAGGATCTACAATTTCATCAGCTACATTTACATTTAATGGTACAACTACAATAACAATTACCACATCTTCTGCACACAATTTAGAAGAAGGTGATATTATTTTATTTGACAATGTAACTTTACCAGGTGGCACAGGATTAAATGCTTCTGATTTTGAAGACAAACTATTTCAAGTTATAACAACACCTACAAGTACAACTTTTACAATTACATTTACAAGTTCAGGTTCAGCTGCATCAGGTGGTAGTGTAGATTTAAAACCTTATGAAAGAGTAGGTCCGGCTGCTCAAACTTATGGTTATGGTTATGGTATTAGTCAATACGGTGGTACAGTTCAAGGTGCACAAACATCAACGCTTGATGGAGCGTTGGCCGCGGACACAAACGGTAACAATGGATCTGCTACACAAATACGTTTAGCTTCTACTACAGGTTTTCCATCAGCAGGTGGAACGATAGCAATCGCTAATGAATTGATAACTTATACTGGTGTAGCTGGTGCTGAATTAACAGGAATTTCTAGAGCACAAAAAGGGACAGCAAGCGCAATACATTCGGATGGTGCAACAGTTACAAACGCTTCAGAGTTTAGTGGCTGGGGTGACGCTGTTGATGCTGGTACAATTACACTTGAACCTGGACTTTGGTCTTTAAGTAATTTTGGTCAAGTATTAGTTGCAACAATTGCAAATGGTAAAACATTTACATGGAACGCTGGTGATTCAGCACGATTAAGTGTAAGAGCTTCTACATCTACTTCTGGTTTCGCAACAACAAATAATCCAACTGCAACTAGAGTTACATTAATATCACCTACTACAAGACACTTAATTCACTTTGGAACTGAAACAACCATTGGTTCAGCTACCACACAAGATGATATGTTTATAAGATTTTCAGAACAAGAAGATATAAATGACTATGCGATTCTAGCAACAAACACAGCAGGTTCGCAAAGACTACAAGATGGTACAAAAATTATGGGAGCTTTAGTTGCAAAAGAAAACATTCTAGTTTGGACTGATAATGCTTTATATACTATGAAATTTGTTGGAGCTCCGTTTACATTTGGATTCGAACAGGTTGGTACAAACTGTGGTTTGATAGGTAAAAATGCAGCAATTGAAATTGATGGTGTTGCATATTGGATGGGGACTAATGGTTTCTTCTCGTTTGATGGTACAGTAAACACATTACCATGTTCTGTTGAAGACTATGTTTATGATGACATTGACACCACAAAAGGACAACAAGTAACTGCTGGAATTAATAACTTGTTTACAGAAGTTACATGGTGGTATCCTACATCAGGATCTTCGTTTAATAATAGATATGTAGTTTATAATTATGGTGTAACTAATAATCCTTTACCTATGGGTAATTGGTATACAGGTGTTAATACAAATTCTATTAGAACAACTTGGATTGATTCTCTTGTATATCCTAAACCATACGCAACAGCTTATGATAGTTCAGGCACAGGTACGTTTCCATCAGTAATCGGCGAAACGGGATTAGGTAAAAGCGTATTATTTGAACACGAAACGGGGACCGATCAAGTAAATCCAGATGGTAGTGTTACAACACTTACATCTTTTATACAATCATACGATTTTTCATTACAAACTGATCAAGGTGCAGCAGAATACTTTTTAGCCATGAGAAGATTTTTACCTAACTTTAAAATTTTACAAGGTGATGCTACGATAACAATATCTGTGGCTGATTATCCAGCAGATCCAAATACAAATACGACATTAAGTCCTTTTACAGTTAACTCTAGTACAACTAAAGTTGACACTAGAGCAAGAGGCAGATATGCAGCTATAAAAATAGAAAATACAGGTGCAGCAGAATCGTGGAGATTTGGTACATTTCAAGCTGACCTACAACCAGATGGGAGACGATAATGACAAAAGTAGTAGTAAGATTACCAGAACCTAAAAAAGAATATAGTGAAGATAATCAAAGACAAATTAACAGAGCTTTAGCTGCAATTATAGAACAGTTAAACTCAACTTATTTAACACAACAAAAAGAAGACCAAGAACGATTTACTTGGTTAGGATTAGGTTAATGGCAAATATATATAGAAATCAAAAGTTAAGTTTAACTAGCACAGCTGATACAGTTTTATATACTGTGCCCTCAAACTCAAGAGCAATTGTTAAATCTATTTTAATAGCTGAAGATAATAATGCGTCAGCTACAGCTAAAGTAACATTGTTAAATGCTTCAAGCACAGTTTTTGTAATAGATAATTTAATAACTTTAGCGGCTAATGAAAACAAACAAGTTATATCAGAGCCTCTAATTATGGAGGAAAGTGAAGTATTAAAAGTACAAGCAGCTAGTGGAGCTGTTGATGTTGTTGCATCTGTACTAGAAATAAACAGGGAGGACAAATAATGCCTTTTGTAGAAACAGAAGCTTCTGTAAGGTATGAGACAATTAATGGTAAAAGGGTACCAGTAATTACGCCTAAAACAGAGGTTACTTTAACTAATACAGTAACAGGAAAAGAATACATGTCTGATGCTGAAGCTATGGCTGATGTGCAAAATCCAAGCACAGAGACCAAATCTGAGCATATACGAAGAGATGTAAACGTTACTGTAGAAGAGATAAAGATAGGCGCTGACTTTAACATCAGCGATTGACGATTGAGAAAAAAACAAGTAAAATGCACGATACTGGCATATATACAAGACTTGCCTTCTTGCATTTCAACAATATAATATAAGGAACTATGGGATTTTTTTCTGGAATAAGACGTAGAATTAAAAAAATTATACCTAAAGAGGTAAGGCCTTTTATACCTTACATAGCAGCAGCTCTTCCTTTTACAGCTCCAGCTGGATTAGGAGCTTTAGGTGCTAAAGGTGCTATGGGTTCTTTTTTAAGAGCAGGTTTAGCAAAAGGTATTACAGATGACGAAGCAGATTTAAAAGATGTGCTTAGAACAGGTGCAATTGCAGCAACTCCACAACTAATAGATGCAGGAATTGGTAAACTTGCAGCGGGTGATGGTAGACTAGCAGATTATTTAAACGCAACTAAAACTTTAAAAAGCGGTGAGCAAACAAGGTCTATTGCAGAAGGTATTTCTTCCATGGCAAATCCAGAAACTTTTGGTGGTCAAGCAAAATTAATCGGTAGTCAAGCGGCAACAGATTTTGGAATGCAACAAGCAGAGCTAAATGAAAAAGCTTTGGAAGAATACAACAGAAAATTATTAGAGCAAGGTGTAAAAGATAAAGCTGCTAGAAGAGATGCTATTTTTAATATTTTTATGAACGCAGGATATGACTCTGATGAAACAAATGCAATGCTAGATAGATATGGATATAAAAGAGGTGGTGAAGTAGGAAGAATGATGCGTGGAAGTCCAGCGATGACAGCTGCAATGAAAAAATTTTATGGTATTGAAGATGAAGAAGATATGGAAGAAGTTAAATTACCAAAGAAAAAACCAAAACAAATTAAAAAACCTGAAGGTAAAAAATTAAAAATACAAACAGAAGAAGACGAATATGAAATTGTAGATGATGATGAAATAACAGCTGGTGATTTACAACAAGCAGCCGCAGGTGTAGAAGCAGCTTTTGGTAGACCTTTTGGAAATATGGCTCCAGTTCCTATGTTAAGATTTGCACAAGGTGGAGATGTGGATATTTTAGAAACAGAGGAAGAAGAAATTATTACACCAGAATATTTAATGAAAGAAGAAGGTGTTCCTATTGGAGAACAAGTTTCTAATCCAAGTGGTATGGATGATTTAAATCAATTATCATTAATGTTATTTAACAAACCAGTATTTGAATTAACTGAGGAACAATTTGAGATGTTAAAAGAGTTTGCATCTGACAGAGCTGCAATGCAAGTTGGATATGAACCAGGTAGATATAGTGATGATGAGATAGAAATGTATGAGAATTACAAATACAACATGAATGAACAAAGACCTGGTATGCCTATTATTGATATAGATGAATTTTTAAGAATGGAATATGGTGCAGGAAGATTAGGTGTTGCTAAAGGTGGACCGATCAAAACTCAAAAACCAGATATGGAAAAAGATACCAAGGGCAAGATGGCAGCTCCAGATTATTATGTAAAAAGAATGGAAGAGTTAATGGACCTAGGTTATGATTACGAGACAGCTGGTAGAATCGCTATGGATTTTGATGACTACATGGAGGCAATAGACAAAGGTCCGATTGGTGACTCTTACAAACAGGGTGGTGTAATTAAAAAGAAAAAAATAATCACAATAGGCACAGGTAAATTAAAAGATTATCCTGGAATTAAAAAAATTTTAGAAATGAATAAAAAAGGTAAGAAAAGATTTTCTAAAGCCGATGGCGGCACTGTTGAAGATTTTAAAGAATTCATGAGAAAAAGACAACAAGAAGATCAAATGAGAAGCAGAGACAAATTAATGGAAGATTTTAAACAATATATGCGTAGAAAAAAACCAGTAGAAGCAAAAGAAGGTGGGCTTATGAATCTAGGTGGTAATGAATTAGATCTAAGAGGTGGTGGATTTGTACCTATGGGTAAAAAAGAAAAAGCAGATGACGTCCCTGCAAGACTTTCTAAAAACGAATTTGTATTTACAGCAGATGCAGTAAGAGCTGCTGGTGGTGGTAGTGTACAAAAAGGTGCAGACCTTATGTATGATACTATGAAAAAACTGGAGGCACAAAGTTAATGGCTGAAACAATAACACGACAGTTACGAGAACCATTTGTAGAGTCAGCCGGTCTTGGTATAACTAATGAAGGTTTAAGATTATTAAATCAAGCATTACCTACATCTACATATACAGGTAGAGGTTTTGTAGCGGATCAATCAGCATTAGAAACAGGTGCACAACAAGCAGCAGCACAGCTTGGAAATTTAGTAGGCACAGGTGCAGGAACAGCTCAACAAGAGGGTTCGATTGCATCTTTCATGTCACCATATCAACAAGATGTTATTGATGCTTCATTAACAGCTTTACAAAGAGAACAAGATAAAGGTTTAATGTCATTAAGAGATTCAGCAGTTAGATCTGGAGCTTTTGGTGGTGGTAGAGAAGCAGCAGCAATTGGTGAGTTTGAAGCAACAGGTGCAGCTGCAAGAGCTACATTAGAATCACAATTAAGACAACAAGCATTTCAAGATGCAGTAAACAGAAGAAATCAAGACCTTGCAAACAGACAAGGGTTAGGAACTTTCCAAACTCAATTAGGAGCACAACAAAGACAACTAGACCAAGCAAGACTAGCAGCAGATCAAGAGCAAGCTAGAGAAGCAGCGTTTGGTGATTACACTAGACTAGGATTAATAGGACCACAGTTAGCATCTGTTATAGGTGGATTCCCAGCTGCAACACAAGTTCAATCAACACCTCCGCCAAGCACAACGCAACAATTACTAGGATTAGGTATTGGTGCTGCTGGATTGGGTGGAGCTGTAAGAAGTTTAATAGGCCAGCGATAATGAGTATAGTATTAAGAAGACCAATGTTTAGAGGCGGCCGTGTGCGTAAGTCAAACGGTGGGGTGATGGATATCTATGAATCTATTTCTGAAAAAATTCCTATGCCTGAAAGAAGACAACCTAGAGCTTTAACAACTGGTGATTATTTAAGAATCGCTAGTGCTGGTTTAGATATATTAGGTAGACCTTCTGAAGGTGGAGGATTTAGAGGTGCACTTGCAACAGTATCAAAACCTCTTGCTGAATTAGGTGTAGATATTGGACGGTCAATAGATACCAGAGAAGCAAAATCATTAGAAGATTTAAGAGAGGCAGAAAAATTAAGAAATGAAAAAGTTGCAGCATTGACAGGTGCACAAGTAGAAATGGATGTTGGAATGGCAAAAGCACAAGGTGAGTTTGCTAGAAAACTAAGAGCGCTTGAAGCAGTTTATGAAGTTAAAAGAGAGAGCATTAACAATAATGCAGAACTAGATGAGGCAACTAAGAAAAAACAACTATCTGATCTTGATATTCAATTTAATACTGACAAAGAATATTATTTAATTAAAGGAGGTGATGTGTCAGACTTCTTTAAACTTGGTTCTCAAGGTGAATTAATTAAAGCTGCAAATAGAGCAGCTAAAAAACAAATAAAACAAGAAGGTGTTGGCCCAGACTCACCAAATTATCTAACAAGATTAGCAGAGTTACAAGCTCAATACCTAGCAATCATGACTCAACAATTTGGTAAACAATTTGCTGAAGGTGGTGCAGTTACAACTGATGTTAATATGATGACAGCAACACCACAAGGTATTACAGACGTAAATGTAGAAGAAATGAGTACAACACAACCAAAACAAGATCTACCACAATTAAGTTACGATGAAATTAGAGCAAGACTTCCAAAAGAAATAAGCGATGACATTGTAACTTTACTTGCAAACAGCTATGAAGCATTAGCCGACTTTGCAGAAATAAGAACACAAGCGGATGTAGACGCTTTCAATCTAAAATATCAGGTTCAATTAGTTCTACCACAGGAGGCGTAAGCCATGTCCAGTGAATTTTCAGCATTTAAAGTTCCTAAAGAAAAGGACTTTTTAAAAGTTATCGAAGACGCAGAAGATGCGGGTGTATTAGACAAAGCCGCAAAAGCTGTAAATAATCCATTATCATGGTTAAGATTTATACCAACACTTGGTGTAGGCGTAAGACAAGCAGAAAAACAAGCAGAAAAACAAGGTATACAGAACCCATTATTTCAAAAAGGTTTTAAAGAAACTGACGAGCAAAAAGATTTAGCAAAAGAATTAGATAGAGGTATTATAGATGGACCTGTAAGAGCTGTTAAGGGTTTATTAGAATTTGTAACAGCTGGAATAGATAAAGGTTTAGATACTAATTTAACAAATAAATTAGATGGTGCCACTAGAAAATTTTTATTAGAGCATGGTAATCCTAACACATGGCAAGGAGATCTTACATCAATTGTTGGTCAATATGGTATACCGAGTACAGTTGCATTAAAACTTTTAAGTAATGCTAGTAAAATAAAAAACGTTAGAAATCTATCTAAATACATAGATAAAACTATTGGTAAAATAAAAAACAAATATATTAGAAATACAGTTGCTGCATCAACGAGTCTTGCAACGCGGGTCGGTAAAGGTGGTTTAGCTTTAAGTATTACTGATATGGCTTTCTCAGACGCGGATCGTCCAACACTATTTACAAAAAAAGTAGATGAAGAGGGTTTAACAGGTAGAGAATTAGCTACAGCTAGACTTGTAAATAAATTAAAGTATGGTCAAGAGGGTGCAATTATTGGTGGTGGTATACCATTGGTAGGTAGAGGATTGAATCTTGGAGCGCGGTACGGATTATGGACTACCGGTAAGGTAATTGGTATTGGAGCCAAAACAGCAAACGCAGTTGTTATTAATCCTGCAAGTAAACTACTTGCAATGGATCCTGTTGTATTACCTAAACTTGCTAAAGCTACAAAAGAAGCGCCAAGATTTATAGGTCAACAAATTAAAAAATTACCAGGTGTTAGAGAGTTACCAGAGTACAAAGACTGGAGAATGTTTAGTGTACAATCATCAGACCCTATAAGAAAAACATTAAAAAAAGTTGACAATGCTTTGTCATGGTTAAGATCTATTGGTAAAGATACACCAGAAATGTCTGCAATTACAATTAGAGGTGAAAAAGAAATTGTACAAAGAGCTAGAATTGTAGAAAAGTTATTAGAAAGTATAGAAAAGAAAGCGTATCAATTAGCTAAAAATGCTAACAAAATGTATGATACTAAATTAACTTCACCTGCATCGATGGATAAATATCTTGATGATGTGTTAGAATATTTTAAGGGTCAAAGACAATTAAAAGCGTTACCAAAAGAATTACAATCTACAGCAAAACTTCTTAACGATGAGATCATGGAAGTAAAAAATACTTTTGCAAAAATATTACCAAAAGATTCTTTAATTAAAAATGAATTATTAAAAAATATAAAAGGTTATATGAGAAAGTCTTACTCTATATTTACAAATCCTAATTACAGTGTGGCTGAAGACTCTAAAATATTTAAAGATGCTATGGATTTTATGAAAACTGTTATTAAAAAAAACAGAAGTATGAAAGTAACAGCTACTCAAATGGCTAAAAGAGATGGCACAACTTTAAAACAAGCAACAGAACAATTAGCTAAAGATGAAGTTAATGACATATTAAGATTTGCAAAAACAGATAACAGAGATCCCATACAAACTCTTACAGAAATTTCTAAAAAGAAATTAAAAGTAGATGACGTATTAGCTACAGGTGAAGAGTTACCCGATGTAATAAGAAAACTATTAGGTGCAGAAAACAATATGAAAAACACAGTATTACAAACTGTATCTAACTTATCTACATCTTCTGCAAACAAAATGATGTTTGATAATTTAGGTGAGCTTATGGTTAGAACAGGACAATTATTTAAAACTAAAGAAGCAGCTGAACTTGCTTATAGAATTACACCAGACAAACTAGGTAAATCAGTCAGACAAGTTGGTAAAATAGATGGTCTTGGTTTATTAAAATCTAATATTAGTAAACTATATGGACCTGTGGATACAATTATTGATTTAACAACACTACAAGGACCACTTGATGATCTTGCTAAAATACCAGGATATAAAAACTTTTTACAATTTAAAGTGGCTGCACAGTTTGGTAAAACTGTATTATCTCCTGCTACACAAACTAGAAACTTTTCTTTTGCTAGTATGTTCGTAGTTAACAGAGGTCTATTAGGTGGTAGAGCATCGGTAATTGATTCCGTAAAAATGGCAGCTGATGATATTTTTAATGCTGGTAAACTTGGTGGTGAAGCTGAAAAAAGATTATTAGATAGTGTTAGAGAAGGTATAAGATACGGAGCTCTAGATGAAAACTTAGTTGCAGCAGAACTTACAAAAGTATTACAGCTAATTAGAAAAAATAATATTAAAGACACAGATGGTCTTGCAAAATATCTTGAGACAAAAGGATTTTTAAGAACAGCTAGTAGAGTTTATGCAGGTGGTGACAACGTATGGAAATGGTTTGCATATCAATGGTACAAATCTTTCTTAGCAGATTATGCTAAAAAAGATTTAAAAAGAATGTACACATGGTTTGATGAAGTTGCTGGTCAAAAATTAGGTAAGACTAAATTTGATGGTAGTAAAATGGATTTAGATGAAGCAATTAAACAAGCTTCAGCATGGTATGTTAGAAATACTATGCCTACATACAGTTTAGTTCCTAAACTAATTCAACAAATTAAAACTACACCACTTGGTAACTTTGTATCATTTCCTGCAGAAATGATTAGAACTACATTTAATACACTTAGAACTAATTTAAGAGAGATGTCATCATCTGATCCAATCATGAGATCTATGGGGTTCAGAGGAGCGATGGGTCAATATTTAACTTTAGGTGGTTTATCTTATGCAACACATGGTATTTACAATACTATCACAGGTATATCTGAAGACTTAATGGATAGATATAAAATGTATGTGGCTCCTGAATTTCAAAGAAACTCTGATTTAGTTCCAATAACAAAAGTAGATGACAAAGGTGAATTTAAAGTTATAGATCTGTCAACATTAATTGGTTATGACACAGTTACAAGACCGATCGAGGCTGCAATAAATAAATTTAAAAGACAAAAAGCTAATCCACAAGATATAGATAAATTTATTTTAGATTTTATATTTAGCGGCACGGGTCCATTTGGAGAATTATTAGCTCCCTTTGTAAACAAAACTATTTTCTTAGAAACTATCAGTGAAATAACACAAAACAAAAAGAAAACAGGTGGTAAAATCTATAGTGATCTTGCAGTAGAAAACGGAGACTATGAGGAGATATTTAAAAAATCTTTCATGCATTTAATTAACACACTAGAGCCTGGTGCTGTCACTACAACTAAACAATTGTATTATGGTTTTAGAGAAAAACTTACCGGCACAGGTCAAAGTTATTATCTTGAAGATGTGTTACTTGGATTAGGAACTGGTGTTAAACCACTAAAAGTAGATTTAAAAAGATCAATGAACTTTATTATAACTGATCTTAAAAATGTTAGAACTGAAGCACCGCAAGCAAGTAACATGTATAAATACAATAGAACTAAAGCAGAAATTTTATCTGACTTTATACAACAACAAAGATTAGCATTCAGACAACAACAAAAAATATACAAAGCTCTTACCACAATGGTTGAATTAGGACTAGATGAAGATTTAATTTTTGATGAATCTGACATAAGAAGACTACCTTCAGGTCAAATAGATATGGCTATGGATGGAGAGTTTAGTCCTCTAAAATATTCAGCTGCTAGATTTGAAGAAAAAATAGAAGCATTAGAAAATAATTTAGAAAAAACTGGTAGAAAAGGTAAAGATTTATTTGTAGATGAAGAATTATATTTTCCTGAAACAGAGTTAGATGACATTATAGATATACTAGAAGATGCAGATTTAAATGGTGAGTTTCCATTTGATGCAAGAGAAGTATACAGTCCAGGCTTAACATCATTACCAACAAGTATAAAAGCTGATAAAACAACAGCTAAATTACCAGTACCACCATTACCACTACAGCCAGCACCTGTAAATATACAGACAGCAAAGGCTCCAGCAAATACAGCTACAGGATTGACATCGGTAGAAACTGCTTTATTATCCCCTGGCGAACAAGCTATAAGATTAAAACAAAAAGGATTAGCATAATGGCAAGAACAATAGGAAGAATAAAAAGCGTTACGAAAAGAACAAAACAAAATGCTGCTAATAGAAAAGCACGCAAAGAATATATGAGAAATAGAGGTAGTTATATTCCTGACACTCATCCAGATGTTAAAAAAAGAATTAATTTGGAAAGTGGCAGACCTCTTAAAAAACAAATTAGATCTGCAAAAAGAAAAGTTGATTCTAAAATAAATAGAAGAGCTAGAAGAATAACAAGAACCCAAGGCTCTGCATAATGGCAATAGAACCTAAAACAACAAGAGAACACATTTTATCTTTGTACGGACACATTTCAGGTGTCAAAAAAAATTTAAAACATGTACACGAAGACGTCGAGAAATTGGGCGGTAAGATAGATAAAGTCTATTGGGTTCTCTTAGCGGCTGCGGGAACTGCTGCGCTCTTCGCATTAGAGAGGTTGTTTGGATGAAATTAAGTTCTAACTTTAGTTTAAGAGAGCTTACTAAATCGCAGACAGCGGAGCGTAAAGGTATTGATAATACACCAACAGAAGAACATATAGAAAATTTAAAATTATTGTGTGAGAATATTCTACAGCCAACTCGTGATGAGTGGGGAGTTGTTAGCGTGTCCTCGGGCTATCGCTCACAAGCGCTGTGCCAAGCCATCGGGAGCGTAAGCACCAGTCAGCACGCGCGTGGCCAGGCGGCAGATTTCGAATGTCACTCAGTAGACAACAAAGAATTATTTGAGTGGGTTACTAATAACCTAGATTACGACCAAGCAATTTTAGAATTTTACACTGGCACACCCGAGTCTGGATGGTTGCACGTGTCCTACAACAAAGACGGCAATCGTAAACAAAGACTAAGAGCATTTCGTAACGACGCCGGCAAGACTCAATACGAAGAGATCTAGCAATGAAAAATAGTCTTCTGGTGCATAAGCATCTTATTATTCGCGCAGAAGCTGACAGGCCCCCAACAGATGAGGAACAATTAAAATCTTGGATGTTAGATTTTATTTCGTCTATAGATATGAAAGTGTTTATGGGTCCGTATGTAAAATATTGTAACATGCCTGGTAACAGAGGTATTACTGCTGTTGCAATTATTGAAACTTCACATATAGCAATGCACATTTGGGATGAACCAAAACCTGCATTGATGCAGTTTGATGTTTATAGTTGTGGTGAGTTTGATGTTAAAAAAATATGTGACATGATTAAAGAAGAATTTAATGTGAAGAAAATAGAATATAAATATTTAAACAGAGAAACAGGACTCGTAGATATTTAACGACACATACAACCAATCATAACGCCAGTTCTATCATTCATCATATGCAAGTTTAAAGTATCTACATAGCCAGTTAATTTTTCTCTAAGAATATCACACAAATCAAAACAATCTATTTCATTAAATAATTTTACATCGCCTAATATTTCCTTTGTTACAGGTATTAAATGATATAGACCATCGTTTAATATTATTAAATCCATTGTTTTAACTCCTCTCCCATTACTTGACTTGCAATATCTATTTTATTTCTTAAAGCTTTTACTATCTTTTCATCTACAGTTTTTGGTGCTATAAAGTCGACGTATGTTACCGACTTCTTTTGACCTATTCTGTGTGCTCTGTCTTCTGACTGTAGCCTTTTTTCTAAGTCATATCCATTAGAAAAATATACAACTGTTCCAGCTTCTGTTAAAGTAATACCATAACCAGCTGTTTGTGGATTACCTATAAAATATTTTACTTTTGATTTAGGATCTTGAAATAATTTAATAGCTTTGGCTCTATCTTCTGATGAGGTTGCACCATAATATTCTACAACACTATCTGCGCCATATTCTTTACTTAAAGCTTTTATTAAATTTTTAATATCATGCACATAATTAGCCCAAATAATAACTTTACCCTCTACTTCTTCAAGTAAATCTATCAACTCATCGATACGTCCGTTTTTTAAATCAGTTATCGTATCATCATCGTTTTTTAAATGACCACAAGTAATTTGATGCAAACGCATCATTTGAGTAAGAACGTGAGGCGCAGTTGCTAGTTTACCTTTTAGTTGAGCGAGGGCCGCAGATTTCATAGTAGCGTAAGCGTCCTTTTGTTCTTTGCTAAGTTCTACTTCTCTTTTGATATATACTTTGTCTGGTAGATCCAGACAGTCTTCTTTTAATACTCTGTATGAAAAAGCTTTTAATATATCAGCTAATTCATCTAATCTTTGATAGCTGTGTACTAATTGCACTCTACGTCCACCAAAATTATGATTTTTCATAACAGCATATCTATTTCTAAAAGAATAATATGACGTACATTCTAGTGAATCTTCATGTAAAAAATTACATTGACTATATAAATCTAATGGTGATTTAGTTACAGGAGATCCTGTAAGAATTCTTTTATAATAAGCTTCTTTACCTAATGCAACAATAGCTTTAGTTCTTTTAGCTGTTGGTGTTTTTATTGTAGTAGATTCATCAATAGCCATGATAGTTCTATGTGCTCTTAAAAACTTACCTGCAAACAATCTACCTTTGTCTGTGCTTAAAGCCTCAACATTCATTATTAGGATGTGAAGGTCATAGCCAGTTTCAAATAATTGTTGATACTCTTTATCCTTTGTTTTAGAAGTTGAAGCAGTCCAGAGTACCATTTTTGGTTTTATGTGACTAGCTAAATGATTTGGAATTTCTTGAGAATACCAATTGTTATATACACCCTTTGGTGCTATAATTAGCGCCCCATTTATTTTACCTTTATCATAGAGCATAGCCATATTATCAACCAATACTTTAGATTTGCCTGTGCCCATCTCCATAAAATAGCCATAATGTTTTTTGTTCCACGACTTTTCTAATGCTTTCAACTGGTGGTCGTAAGGTTTTGTTTTAAATTTATAATTCATATCAACCCTTGTGCTTTCCGTGCACGTACTTGCACAAAGGCAAAGGCTCCACACCTCCACGGTTACTTACCGCTTCATAGGTTGCCGTACAGAGGCTAGCGCGAAGCTTTACTTGGACGGAGGTCCTTTTCATACTCTTAAATTTTTTCATTTATACTTTCTAGTTGACAATTATATAAACACTACTATATAAGATGTCAAGAGAATAATAGAATGAAGAATAAAATTTTTGAATTATACAAGCCAAAGTCTTTAGCAGATTTTTTATCTTTTAAAGAAGAGAATCCTAAAGAAAATTTTGTTTATGTATTACAACATCCACCTGCGAATATAAATATTTTAGGTGCTTCTGATTTCGGTTATCTTGTAATATGTTTGCCAAACTTTGGCCCAGATTCACAGATAATATTCTCATCAAGTCCATTTGTATTTAAGATGCAAAAAAATTTAAAAGATGTAAGACAACAAGATTATATTCTTTTAACAGGAGATCCTGCAGTGATAGGTATCTCGTGTGCAATTGTAAGCGATTATACAAGTGGTAAATTTAATCTCTTGAAATGGGATCGACGAGAGGCTAAATATTATCCAATTAATTTCGATCTCTATCAGAAAGGATAACATGAGTGAAATAAATAAAATGATGTTAGAGGATTCAAAAGATCTTCTAGACAACGTAGAGGTAACAACTATTGCACAGGAATGTGTAAGATTAAAACAGAAAGAAGATGAACTATCACAACTTGAAGAGCAAGTTAAAAATAAAAAAGAACAAATTGATGAAATAAGTTCTCGTATCATACCAGAATTATTAGCGGAGCAAGGATTGTCAGCCATTAAATTAGCTGATGGTTCTAATGTATCTGTTAAAAAAGAATTTAGGTGCACTCTTCCAAAAGATGAAGCGAAGAGAGAGCAAGCCTATAAATGGCTTCGTGACCAAGGGCTAGGAGATATTATTAAAAATAATGTCTTTGTGACTTTTGGAAAGGGAGAAGACAACAAGGCGAAGCAATTGCTAGACCTTGCAGCTGAGAATGGGTTTGAGCCGCAACAGAAATCTGATGCAGCATGGAACACATTAACAGCTCTATTTCAGGAGCGTGTTGAGTCCGGGCTCGACATGCCTTCTGATATCTTTAATACATGGATTAAAGATAAAACTAAAATAACCCGGAAATAACTAATGGAGAATGTATAATGGC